TCAGGCGTCCTCGCGGTCCTGACGCACCCATTTGTCGAACGTGGATATGGAGACCTTGAGCCTGCCCGCCGCCTCCGCGCGCGTGATGTGCCCCTCCAGGTAGGCGTCCCTCGTCGCCCCGTACGTCCCCGGCCGCTTCTTCGCCGGCCGCCCGAAGCGTACCCCGCGAGCCCGCGCCGCCGCGATCCCCTCGGCCTGCCGCTGGTGTATGCTCTCGCGCTCCACCTGCGCCACGTAGGAGAGCAGCTGCAGCACGATGTCCCCGATCAGCACGCCCGTGATCCCGTCGCGCTCCCGGCGCGTGTCCAGAAGCGGCATGTCGAGCACCACCACGGCAGCCCTGCGCACCTTGGTGATGTCGCGCCACTGCTCGATGATCTCCTCGTAGCTGCGCCCGAACCTGTCGATCGACTTCACCACGAGCACGTCGCCCTCGCGCAGCGCCTCCTTCATGGCGATCCACTGCGGCCGCTCGAAGTCCTTTCCCGATGCCTTGTCCGCGAAGATATCCTCCCGGGCCACCCCGAACTCCTGAAGCGCGTCCATCTGCCGATCCAGGTTCTGCTCCCGCGTCGACACCCGCGCGTACCCGTACGTCCTCGCCATCAAAACCCCGCCTTCCCGCCCGCGCGCCACCCGCCCCAACCTGCGCGGGCGCAAGCAGGCAGGGACTCACGCGCCAACGTTAAAAGGCGGTCGCAAACCGCCCGGCATACCCAGGTTTCCAACGCGCTGGTAGAATGAGCCGGTAGCGAAACGGAGGCTCCAGGTGGAAAACAAAGCCCAAACGACCCAGATCCAAGACGACAACGCAAACATCGGCGCAGCCGAGGCGCACCCCAAGCCGATGCTCACCGTCGACCAGCAGATAGCCCACATGAAAGCGAAGGGCATAACCTTCGACCTCGTCTCCGAGGCAGAGGCCGCAGCCCACCTGCGCGCCAAGTGCCAGTTCTTCCGCGTCTACGCCTACCGCCGCAACTTCGACCGCCACGTCGGCGGCGACCGCGACGGGCAGTACGTCGGCCTCGACTTCGGGCATCTCCGCGTCCTGTCGAACCTCGACCGCAAGCTGCGCGACACCCTGCTCCCCATGGCGCTCGACCTGGAGCACTTCGCCAAGGTGCGCCTGCTCGCCGCAGCCGAAGACGCCGGCGAGGACGGCTACGCCGTCATGCGCGGCTACATGGCATCCGTCACGGACAGGCAGAGATCCCATCTGGAGCGCGAGCTCGACCGCCGCGAGGACGATCCCTATGCCGGCGATGTCGTGCGCAAGTACCGGCACGACATGCCGCTCTGGGCGTTCTGCGAGGTCGTCTCGTTCGGCGCCTTCCTCGGCGTCCTGAGGTTCTGCGCCGACCGCTGGGGCGACGTGGAGCTCTCGGACCTCCATTACCACCTCAAGTGGGTAAAGTCGATCCGCAACGCTTCCGCGCACGGCTCATGCGCAGTCAACGACCTCTCCGAGCGCCCGTCGCGCCGCTGGCGAGCGCCCGACGCCGTCACGAGGGCGCTCGCCTCGTGCGGCGTCCCGAAGCGCTTGCGCGCAAAGCGGCTCAGGAGCCCGCGCATGGCCCAGATGTGCACGCTGCTGTACCTCTACGACCGGACCGTCCCCGAGGGCACCGTGCGCACCGACCGCGAGCGCGCGCTGGCCGACCTGTTCGGCTACCTTCACGGCGAGGGCGCCTGCCTCCCGAGCGAGAACCCGGCAGTTTCCTCGCTCACCTTCGCCGAGCGCTTGACACGCGGCCTCGGTCTGATAGAATGACTCGCATACAGCAAAACCTCCTCGGAGGTTTTTACGGGGCGGGAGTGCGAAAGCGTTTCTGCCCCGGTTTTCATTTGCCACAGAAAAGCCCTCGGGCTTTGTAAGGCGGAGTCGCGCAAGCGGTTCCGCCTAGTTTTTTTATTGACGAGAGATCCCACACCCCACAGCCACCCGCTGCCCGTCGAGGGCCGCACCGCAGCCCATCCGCCTGCGCTCCGTTGCGCGCACGGCTCGGACCCGCCCCGCCCTGCGCGGAGAGCGCCACTCACGGCCATGCCCGCCGCTCCGGCTGTGTATGCTCCGCGGCTCGGGCCAGCCAGCTCCGCCTGCGTGTTGCTCCCGGCTCAGGTCAGCCGGCTGCGCCGTCTGCCCTTCGCGGCGGTCGCACACTCCGGCTGCGCTGTCTGTCCCTCGCGGCGCTGCGCATACACAGCCTCCGCTCTGGGCATGGCCTGCCGGGGGTTCGACATGCGCAGGTCGGGTCGGTTCCTCGCGGCGGCGCGCACTCCGCTACGGCGGCTGGGCTGCTACGTTTTTCTTCACGTTCGCGGGTGGCTGTGGGGTGTGAGATCTGCTCGCGTCTCTCACTGAGGGAGTCGCAGACGCCTCACGCTGACGCACGTCCGCCCCATGCCCCGGACGTGCCGAGCGGCTGCCGCACGGCCGTCACGGGCCCAGAAGCGCGCCGACCATGGGCTGAGGTGCCCACGCGCCCGTGAGCGAGCCGAGCTCCATCCCGAGCGAAACCATGCCCGCTAGAGCGCCCCGAAGCCCCTGACGGGGCCTCGGGGCTTGCCCGACCGGAGGTCCGATGCCCGTCGCCCAGGCCGGGGAGCCGGGGCGCGTGCGCCGGGTCGCAGCCGCCGTCCGCACCGGCGCCGCAATCACACGGCCGAGGCTCGGGCACCCGCCCGCTCCCACGGGCGCTTCGTCTGCGCCTCCGCGCCCGCCGGAGCGGCCGCGTCCCTCGCCTCGGACATCATCTCATCCGCGCCGGCGCGCCCGTCGCCCACTCCTCGCGGCGGCGCCCGCGCCCCGGCACCCCGTCCTGGGCTGCGTTGCCGCCATCCGAACCGCCGCGGCTCGCAGCGGACCCGCCAGACGCCCCTCCGCGCCTCGCAGCGACCTCGCCCTCGCCGTACCACTTGGCTCGGTACTCCCACGGCTCCATGAGCCCCGCCGCGACCTCGTCCATGTCCTGGCGCTTCTCGGCCGTCGTGTCCGTGATGATGCTGTCGTCGAACGTCACCCTGATCCCGCCCTCGTCGGGCAGCCCCACGCCGAGCCGCCGCTCCACCGCGAGCAGTGCCCGGCAGATCCCTGCGATCGCGCCCTCCAGCGCATGCTCGTGTCTCCTGATGTTGCGCATCAGCGCCGAGTTGTCGGCCGACACCTCCGTGGCCGTCTTCACATACCCCACGTTCTCGAGGTCGAAGTAGTTGATGCCGAAGCCGCACAGGTCGCCGAGCGTCTGCAGCGCGACCCTGAACGCCCGCGCCTGCGCCTCCGTGCGCAGCGTCGGCGCGAACTCGTGGATCGTGTCCTCCGTGCTCATGACCTTCCTGAACACGGTGCAGTCCTGCCGCCCGAAGGGGATGGAGACGCGCCCGCCCTTGCCGTCGCGCTCGACGTCGAACATCACGTCCGAGAGGAACACGCGCATCTTCCCGTTGTCGATCTCCGACATCATCGCGTCGTAGCACAGGTCGACCGCCTGGATCGCGTCAACGGCATCGGCGAACACCGACTGCCCGTAGGGCGACATGTCCACCCGCGTGTTGTCGATGGCCGGCTTCACGATCGAGAAGGTCGGCCACGCCGAGCCCGTGTCGTACACCGGGCACACGCCCTCCGGCTCGACCCTGTTCCCGTCCTGGTCGAAGCACGCCGTGACGATCCGATACGTGCCCTCGCTTTCATCGTCAGTCAGGCGAGAAGGACCCGTCGCCGCAGCCCCTCCAGATGATTCGCTTGGCGAGAAGAACGCGTCGGCAGCACCCTTGAGGTGCAGCTGCACCTGGTCGACCGCGCGCCCGCGCCAGAACGCCCGCGTCACGAACGCGCACTCGGTGACGCCCTCCTCGTCCCACGTGAGCGGCACCACCATCCGCGCGTCGTAGCGCCTCACGCGCACCTCTCGAGACTCCGCATCGACCCAGAGTCCCCACGCACCCGTTCCCAGGCCGAACGCTCGCACCACGCACTCCTGCGCGCTGGCGAGAAACCCGGTGCGCGCCATCCACGCCGCCAGCCAGTCCGTGCACGCCTGGTCGTCGCACGCCACCTGCGTCCTGTCGTTGAGAAGAAGCGACCCCCACTCCCGGCAGGCCCTCATGGCGGGGTGAATGGAACGCCGGTGCACCTCGTACACCCGCCCCACGCCGTCGGTGTCCCTATAGTCGTAGAAGTCCCCGAGCGCCCGCATCCACCGGTCCCACGCCCGTATATGCGGCTCCATGTCCTCCAGCGGCAGCGAGAACCCCAGCCCCCGCAGAAACGCCCTCACATGCTCCGGCACCCAGTACTCGTCGTCCAATCCCTGCACAGCGCACCTCCCACGCAGCCAACCGATTCGCCGCTCAGGTTACGCGCCCGTCCCAAACTCCCGCCGCCCCCGCCGCCCTCATACGCGCCACAGGCATCCATGCACGCGCACAGATCGCCAATACCCGCGTTCATGCCCGCTCTCTCGCTGCCCATAGCGCTCATGCCACACCGCCCCCGCCGCTTTCACATATGCACGCGCGCGACGGCGCCGTCATGCTGCTATCCCTGTTTTCGCCATATGAGCTGTCGAAGGTGTTCCTGCTTATGCGGCCTGCATAAGCAGGCGGCTCGCGCCAAGGTCGCTCGCCCCTCCGCGCAGCCCAAAGGTCTGCGCTCCGCAACGCGCCGCCAAGGTCGGCGCTCTTGTTCCGCAAGCCAGCCCGGCCGCCGCGGGCGCCGCGCGCCCACATCGCACCCCACGGCGGCGCCCGGTCCGTCTTGCTCCACGCTCCGGCAGCCCCGCGGGCGGGTCTGCCTCCGCAGCTGCGGGTGCCAGCGTTCCGCTGTCACCCTCCGCACCGCTCCAAGCCCGCTACGGTCGCTGCGCTCCCTCCGCGGTCTTTCCGCGGGCTCCGCAAGCCCCGTTCCGGGTCTTGCTCCGCAGGGGGAGGAGATGAGCGAGAAGAACGCCAGAAATTCAGTTGGCAACTGAATGGTCGTCGAGCTCGAGCGACTACCATATCGAATGAAGGGCGAGAAGAACGGAGGAACCATGGGATTCTTCAGCAAGCTGTTCAAGGGCTCGGAAGACCCTTACGACAAGTACACGTACGACTGGCTGAAAAAGTCTCCAGAGGAAGAGCTGGACGAAGAGCGCGAGAAGATTAGGCTTCGGCATTGCTCTGGTGACGAGCGGGCAATGCACCATCTCGATGTAATAGATCGAGAGAAAAACCGTCGTTACAAGGCCTCACATCCTGACAGCGAGCCGGGATATCCCGTACACAGGGAGCACGGCTGGTATCTTCCCAACGATGATTAGGGGACGAGAAGAACGCTCGCGTCGCTACCCTCTCAGCACGTCGTCCATCATCGCGTAGCGCACCGCGTCGATCGAGTGGTCGTTGCCGTCCGGGATGTCGTCGATCCACGTGCCGTCTCGGTCGCGGTCGTACTCCTTGAGCCGGAACTCCTCGTAGGCCAAGGGCGCCCGTTCCGGGTCGATGCAGATCTCCCGAAGCCCCGCCAGCCACTCGTAGGAGAGCCTGCGCATGTTCGACTTCCGCGCCGGCCGAACGCGAAGCCCCGCCTCGCGCCGCCAAACCGCCATCGACTGCTTGCCGTCCGGCGTGTCGTCGCACCATATCAGCTCGTCGTGCAGATAGGCGTCCTCCCCGGGCTCGTCGGCGTAGGTGAGCGCGTCCACCACCATCGCCGCCGTCTCGGAGGGCGTCTTCCTGTTGGCCGAGAGCTCGCCGAAGATCGTGAGCCGCCGCTCTCCGGGCTCCCAGCCGCAGCGCACGAAGCGCCACGGGTCCGGGAACCAGCCCCAGTCCACGCCGTTTCGCGTGCGCGAGAAGCCCCGCACCCGCGCGTCGGACAGGCGCACCGAGACGACATTGTTGAACACCGAGCCGCCCGTGCCCGTCACCTCGCCCAGGTACTCGCTCCTCCACGCCCGCTCGTCGACGCTGCGCAGGTACTCCGCTTCCTCGATGAACGGAGCGCCCAGCCACTCCGGGTGGCTCTCGATCACGTCCAGGTACGAGCTCCGGCGAACGAGCGTGTCGGCCCTGCGCTCCCGCTCCAGCTCCTCGCGGTTCACCCAGCTCCAAAGCGTCCGGGGAGGGTTGTACGAGTAGAAGATCCAGAAGTCGTCGCCGCCGCGCCGAAGCGAGTTCAGGATGCTCCTCACCGCGTCGATGCCGTCGAACTGGTCCAGCTCCTCGAACCAGACCACCGCAGCGTAGCCGCGCGCGAACTTCACACCCTTGAGCTTGAGCGGGTCGTCCGCCCCGCGGAACACGATGCGCTGCCCCGTCGGCAGATACGTGAGCTCCATCGGGGAGATGCGCGCGCGGAACCACGCGTCGAGCCCCAGCGCCGCGATCGCCCACGTCATCTGCGAGAACACGGAGTCGCGCAGCGTGTTCGAGAACCTGCGCACCACCACCGCATTCGCCTCGGGGTTCAGCAGGAGGAGAAGGACGACGCACACGCTGATGAAGCTCGACTTCGTGGAGCCGCGCCCGCCGTGCAGCCAGTAGTGCGTGTGGCCGTGGGCCATCACGTCGCCAAGCACGTCGTGAAAGCGCGGGATGACGAGCGAGGACGCGTCAACCATTGCCGCCGCCCTCCGTGCCGCCGAGCCCGGGCAGCGCCTCCTGCACCGGCTGGGCCACCACGCCCAGCACGATCTGCGGCGCCGCGGCCGCCTTCGCGTCGTCGCGCTGCCGGTCCGCCTTGCCGTACTCGTCCGGGTACTTGCGCTCGAGCAGCCATGCGGCGGCCGTCCAGTACTGGTTGCGCGCCAGAGCCGCCGAGCGGATAGTCGTGAGCAGCGTCCGCTTGAACGCCGATTCTTCCTTTTTTAGCCCCTCGCTTAACGCGCGCTGCAGCTTGTTCTTCGGGTCGCCGATCCAGCGGTAGAACGTGGACTCATGGATCCCCAGGGCGCAGACGATGTCCCCGTTGGAGAGGCCGTCCGCCTTGAGGCTGATTGCCTCGTCCACCATCTCCTGCGTCAGCTTCGGACGCCTCGCCATGCAATCACCCCCGTGAAAGTCAATAGATCTCATCACGGTGAATTCTCTAGGCGCGTCACAAGTACTATGATGGTTAGGCTTACTAGTTGCTTGATAGCACCGTGGTGGAGCTCGGCCTCTCCCTGCTTGAATTCTTTCTTGGAGGTGATGCTATGAGTCTAGTTTCTGCACTCTTGAGTCTCCTTGCTTTGGTGGCAAAGTGGCTAGGCGGCGGTGTCCGAAGCAATACCACGGTCTTTCAAGGTTCTAGCCACACCCGGTTCGAATCCGGGCACCGCCACCATTTTCATCCCTTCCGCTCCCGTCTACCCTTCAGCCCGTACTTCCTGCACAGCCGGCTGTTCCTCTGTCGCATCATGTCCCGCTCGCGCCGCACGTCGTCGATGTCCGCCGCCTCCTCGGCGGCGACCCGCTCGCGCTCCAGCTGCTCGTTGAAGGCGCGCTCCTGCGCCAGGTGGTACTCCTCGGTGCACCGCCGGCACATGCCGGTCTGCCGGTTGATCTTAACGCCCACCGCGCCGCAGGAGGGGCACACCGTCTGCACCGCCAGCGAGCAGTGGATCCGGCTCGCCCGCATCTCCACCGCCCGCACGGAGTGGGTAACGCCGCAGCGTCGCTCGATCTCGGCGGCCACGTAGGCCGCACCCCTGAAGCTCACCTCGCGCAGGACGTCGTCCTGCTCCTCGGTCCACCAGCTCATCTCCGCCCCCTCCCGGCCCGTCTCATGCACCGCCCGCGTGCGCCATCGCGCCGAATACCCGCACTTGAGACGCAGGACAAGCCCACTGCCAGCGCAAACGCCGCCCGTCTCAACGTCTCAAGCAGAACGGCACCAAAGAGCCCCGCGCGCATGTGCGCGCGCGTGCCCGCGCGCGATGCCCCTGCAACTCGCATTCCTGTCAAGACAGCAAGACAAGAGGGACGGGCAACCACCCTCACCAGCCGGTATGGCCGTCTCAAACCCCGTCTCAACATGGCGCGCCTCCTTGAGACGCGATGCCGGCACCGCCTGTGCCCGTGGCCCCGGCAGACCGGTCGAGAAACGCCTCCAGCGCCTCGTTGTCGATGCAGACGCAGTAGACGCGCCCGGCGTTGCGGAACCTCTTCTGCCGGGTGTAGCGGTGCCCCGAGTCGCGCACGAGGATGCCCTCCTCGTCCATGCGTCGCAGCGTCTTGGCGCGGTCGAAGTTCGCGCCCGTGAGCGCCCGCTCCAGCACGCTCGAGAACACATACCAGCGAAACCCCGTCGCGCATGACTTCTCCTCGATAGCGCCCCAGCGCTCCAGCCGGTCGTTTTCGCAGTAGTCGTCGAAGTGGATGCGGTTTCCCGCCAACCATTCCGCGACGAACTGGATTGCGCGGGTGTCGGTGTCGCTCTCCGCCCCCGTCGCGTTGCCGAGTGCCCACGCCGCCATCTCCATCGCTCCGTCCAGGCACGACGCCCACTCGGAACCAGGGGCGAGCACGTAGTACTCGGCGAGCGCGTCCGCGAGCGCCAGCAGCGCGATGTTGTCGGCCTGGGGATGCCCGGAGGCGATGCCGTCCACGCCGTCGCGCACGAGGGAGAACAGGTCAGCGTAGAACGCCGGTTCGTTCCTCTTCAGCGCCGCCACGTACGCCCGCCCTGCCGTCCCGTGCTGCTGAGCGACGAGCCGGTGCATCGCCTGGGCAGAGCGCACGTCGGCGAAGGGCTCGCCCGATAGCTCAAGCGTGCGGTTCGAAGCCCCCTGCTGCGTCGAGTCCCCGACGATGGGGATCTCGCCCGTGGCGATCGTGAGCGAGCGCCAGCTGCCCGCCCGCATCATCGAGCGGTCGGAGTTCAGCGCCCCGCGCTCGTGCCCGAGCGAGAGGGAATAGAGCAGGTCCTCGACGATCTGGCGCTTCGACGCCTGGCCGCCAGGCGCCCCCTTGCTCTGCAGCTCGTCGATGATCACGGGAATGTCGTGCAGGAGGGCCGCCGCCCTCACGATGCTCTTCGGAGTGTCCGCGAACGTGCGGAAGTACGAATCCGACCCCTCGGTCGGGTCGCCCCACACCGATCCTGCCGCCTTGAGCGTCGGCGTCTTGCCGGAGCGCGAGCGGCCCCAGACGTAGACGATGAAGGTCTGCACGCCGAGAAGCGCCACGAGCGGCGAGGCGAAGCTCGCCGCCAGGACGCAGCGGAACAGGGGCGACGCCGCGCGCGCCGGGGCGACGCCCGCGACCCACTCGGCAAGCGTGCCCGCCGCCGCCATGAAGGGGCGCGCCTTCAGCGCCTCGTCGGGAGACGGGTCGAAGCGCACCTCGCCTTCGTCGTAGGGCATGAACGCGCCGAGCGGCCCGTCCGCCCAGCCCAGGTGCGTCACGCTCCGGACCCGCGGCCGTTCGCCGCCGAGTCTGCGCTCGCAGTCGGTGAGGTAGCGCACCACGTCCTTGGAATTCGTGCTCGACACGTTCGCCCCGAGCGGCGCCAGCGCCCCGATGATGCGCGTCTGGTTCAGCAGCACGTCGCGGTCGAGCGCCCGCTCGCGCACGCCGCCCGCCACCGCCACGCGCACGAGCGCCCGCACGTCGCCCGTGTCCACGTCCACCAGGTCGCAGGCGATCCAGGGCGCGGTCGCCGTCACGGTGTAGCGCAGCTCGCCTGCGGCGTCCGCCGCCCAGAGCCTGCCGCGCTCGTCCACGTGCCAGCCCTCGACCGAGGGCGCACCCTCTGTGGTGGCCTCCCTCGGCGCGGCGCCATCGTCGGGTACCCCTTGCCGCTCGCGCCGCGTTGACATCGAACACACGTTCTTATCATTGGCACGGGAAGAGCGAGAAGAACCATCACGTCTCGCGGCCCTCGGCCTGTAGAACTCCGTGGCTCCCGAGATCGCGCGCTCTATCGTCTGCGCGCCGTAGGTCGTGCCGCCGCGCCTGCTGTCCCACTTGCCGCGCATGAGGCCGCTTGCGCGGAAGATCCTGTCCATGCGCGCGGCGTCGCCCGCGCACCAGAAGGCCAGGTGGCTGCACAGCGCCATGTCGGCGGCGGAATGGTCGCCGCCCTGCGCCGAGCAGTCACCGGCGAGAAGGGCGCGGATGTCGTCGCCGCTCCTGCTCGCGAGCATGCGCTCGACGAGCTCGTCGTCGCCCATGTCGCCCGTGGAGGCCTCGCGCGCCGCGTCGTCCAGGCGCGGCTGCGCCGAGCGGGCCTCCGGCTCGATCCAGGTGCGGTACGCCCGCTCCACCACTCCGGAGTTCTCCGCGAGCGCCCCGCGCCCCTCGAAGACGTCGCCCGTCACCGTGAAGTAGCGGTCGTGGTCGTACATCTCCACCACGCGCCCGCCGGGCTGCCCCTTGCGCGATCTCTGCGCCCAGTCGGGCTTCGCGCCCCGGAAGATCAGGTGCAGGCCGTCGCCCGAGGGGGACACCTCGGTGTAGGTGCCGGCCTCCTCGACCACCCAGCGGTACTCAGCATCCAGCACTCCATCGACGATCACGTGGTCGAGGTCGAGCCCCGTGAAGGCCCGGTCGGGCCCGAACACGAACCCAACGCCGTCGCAGCGCCACCGCCCGACAGCAGCCACGGCCTCATCGAAGGTCGCCCACGTCGCCGGGTCGGTGCTCTTGGCCATCCGCCCGCTCTTCGCGCACACCGGCAGCTTCGTTGTCTTCCCGCCGCGCTCTTCGCGCCGCCAGCACACCCAGCGCGCCTCCGCCCGCAGCTCAGCGGGCACGTTTTCTAGCGATGCCATGGAGAAGCACCGCCCGTCGCCGTATGCGCTACACTGTCTCCCCGAAGAATCCCGCCAGGAATCTTCATCGCGGCGGGCGTGGCTGCAACCGCGCTCGCCGCCCCTTCGGGGCCGTATCCGACCGGTCCGCCGCATCCGGGCGCGCCTGCAAGCGCCCCCGCACCGGCACCCGACCGCCACCGCTCAGCGGGCGCGCGCGTCGTCGCCATGCCCCACCATTCCCTTCGCCGTGTTCGGGAACACCAGATCCCTGCAGATGTAGATCCGCCCGTCAACCTTGTCCGCCGGAATCCGCCCGGCGGCGATGCTTCGCCGTATAGAGTTCACGTGCTCTCCGGTCGCGTCGGCAAGCTGCTTCGGCGTCATCAGCAGCGGCAGCTCGTGGAAGCTCCTGACCATGACCCCTCCCTTCCTGCGGCAAAGCCGCGCCTCGCGAGGGCTCCCTTGCGTCCCCCGTCCGTACGCGCTACATTACCACGCTTAGAATCACATTGCGATACAAACTCGCCCAATGATTGTAAATCTGGTTGCCTGGTGATTCTCAATGTTGTAATATGATTCCAACGGATACTACAGGAGGCATCTCTACGTATCGGGCCTCCATAGGACGCACGCATCCGAGGAGGGCCGAGCCGTGCCTAACAGCCTGCAAAATCTCAGGAAGGAGGCGGGATACCGCACGGCAAAGGACTTCGCCGAGGCGGTGGACATACCCGCACCCACCTACACCCGCTACGAGCAGGAGCCCGCCAAGATCCCCATCGAGCGCGCCTGGATCATCGCCGACTTCCTCGGCTGCACCATCGACGCCGTCGTCGGCCGCACGCCCATCAAGCCCAGCGAGATGCGCGGCCCCGTGCAGCGCGCCTACGACGCCCTGTCCGACAAGAACAAGGGCCTGCTCGACGACTACCTCGACTACATCCAGTACAAGGACGGCAAGGAGCAGGCGCGCGACCGCGCGCAGGACCAGCGCCGCTACGAGGAGCTGGTCCAGCAGTACAGCCGCCAGTTCTACGAGTCCATGGGCTCGGGCGAAGCCGATTTCATCGACCTGGTGTCGCTCGGCGACGCCGACGCCCTGCGCGCGCGGTTCCTCGAGTTCGTGGAGACGCGCCTCGCCGACGAGCGCGACCGCGAGATCGCCGACGCCCTCGACATGGCGGAGAGCGTCGGGCGCCGCAACGCCCGCGACAACGGCTGGGAGTTCGAGGTGGCGGGCGAGCGCTTCCTCATACGCGATACGAAGCCCAAGGAGCCCCTGTCGATCGAGCTCGCCTGCTACAAGCTCTCCAACATGCTCTCCGCACAGTACGAGGAGCGAGACCGCGAGGTTCTGGAGGGCATCACGTCCGCCTACGACGGCATGCGCCGGCGCCGCAACGCCTTCGCCCACGGCCTCGGCGGCTCGTTCGACAACAACCGCGGCTAACAGGAAGGAGGCATCGCACAAACAGATGCGGGCCCGCAGGAGCTGGTACCTCCCACGAGCCCAAAGACAGTCCCAACCAAGCGCTAACAAGGAAAGGACCGGTGACATTATATGCCATCGACCGACCATGCGGCCACAGGCGCCGCCATCTGCGCATACCGCGCGGCAATGCCCATCAGCCATCAAACCGCTGCCCGCCTCCTCGAGAGGAGGTGCTAAGCATGGCCAAGGTAATCGGCGAGGGCACCATCGTCCAGCTCGAGAAGGACAAGCCCAAGTCCAAGTGCCGCAAGTGGCAGCTGCGCGTGCCCGTGGGCCTCGACCCGCGCACGGGCAAGTACAAGACCCGCACGCGCCGCGTCAACGGCATGACCTACACCCAGGCCAAGAAGGCCCTGCGCGACTTCATCGAGGAGATCGAGGACGACCGCGTCTGGAAGCGCACCGGCACCACCTTCGAGGAGTGCGCCGCCGACTTCATGGAGCGGCGCGACCTTTCCGGCGAGTTCTCGCAGAACACCCAGCTGCGCTACCGCCGCTGCTTCAAGGCCGTCTCCCGCCACATCGGCAAGGCCGAAGTCGCCCTCATCACGCCCGAGATGATCGAGGACATGTACGCGGCGATGCGCCAGGGCGACACGCTTTCGGGAAAGCCGTCGAGCGGGGCCTACCTGAACCAGATCAACAAGACCCTCGACCTCATGTTCCGCGACCTCGTTGAGCGAGAGGTCATCGTGCGCAACCCCATCGACAAGGTGGCGACGCCAAAGGTTGACACCAAGGAGAAGCGGGCCCTCACGCCGGCTCGCATGCGGCAGCTCGTCGACCAGCTCGAGGTCGAAACCTCGTGCGACATCGGCTACTTCCTGGCCATCACGATGGGGCTCCGCCGCGGCGAGATCTGCGCCCTGTCGTGGCGAGACATCGACTTCGACAACAAGGTGCTGACCGTCAACCACAACTTCGACGCGTTCCGCAACCTCAAGGAGGCAAAGACCCACGCCGGCATGAGGAATCTCCCCATGCCCGAGTTCGTCTGCAATGCGCTGCTGCGCCGCAAGAAAGCCCAGCAGGAGTACTTTCTCACGCGCAACTACCTTCACCGAGGGCTCAAGAAGGGCTGGAGCGAGCAGACCGAGGACACGCCCGTCGTCCTCGACTTCTACGCCCAGCGCGTGCATCCAGACACCTTCGGCAAATGGTGGGAGCGCGACCGCAAGCTCCTCGGCTTGGACGGCTGGTGCCTCCACGAGCTGCGCCACTCCTACCTCTCGATGCTCGCCCAGCAGGGCGTACACCCCAAGGTGATGCAGGAGCTCGCCGGCCACGCCAGCGCCACCATCACCATGGACATCTACACCCATGTGAACATGGACCAGAAGCGCGAGGCCGCCGACGTCATGGAGGACGCTTTCCAGAGCATCGGCGCCGAGGAGGAGTTCATGGCGAAGCACGCCGAGGACGCCCCGAAGGGCCGCCCCTACAAGGTTCGCCACGTCCGCCCGTCACGCCGCACGAGAGCACCAGAACAAGCCCCGGTACAAACCGAGGAACGATTCGTACCAGATTCGTACCAGCAGCCCGAGCGCCCCAAGTTCCAAGTAATCACCACCGCCCCTGACCTGCGAGTTTCAGAGGCAATCTAA